AAAGGGTAAATCTCACGATTCTTGGAAATTATATACAGGGAGTCAGAAATTATTAAATAATGAAATATTTAATCAAGGAAAAGAAAATTTTGATTTTATAATTATTGAATTATGCGATTCCAGGAATGGGTTGAATGCACGAGAGCATGAAGTTCAGACATTGAATGATGTTCTTCGAGCAAGGACACCCGAAGAAACAAAAATGTTTTATAATAGGAGAATTGCTAATTGCGGATTTGATAGTTCCGGCATAAGAAGAAAAGATTGGCTGCGAAATCCAATAATATATCCTATATATAATTTCATCAATATTGATACAAATGAACAATTCAGAGGGACACATATTGAATTGGCTGAAAAATTGGCTATACAGAGTAAGAGAATATTACGATTGACAAGAGTAGATAATTCTGTTGTATTGGGTTGGTCACTAGAGACGACCGATATCTCTTCAATTAGAAACAGGAGAAGAATGGTCGAACATACTATTACAGGAGAGAGGTTTTCCGGAACATTTAAAGAGATATTAATGCATATAGATACCACACACTATTGTCTAAAGGATCTGCTATACGGAAAACAGAAAACTACTCGTGATTGGAAATTAATAAAATGTTAAAATATATCGCATTTATTGGGTTTGGGTTTGTGGGGAAGGCATGTCACAAGGCGTTCGAGCATAATACTGAGGCGATAATCATTGATCCAAAATACTCAGACAAGACCATTAGTGATCTGCAGATATATAATCCTGCACTCACATTTGTAGCAATTAACGCACCTACACTAGATGATCGAACCGTAGATGCCTCTGTAATCTACACGATCTTTGAACAGTTATCAGCGATACAGTATGCAGGACTCGTCGTCTTAAAGAGTACATTACCCCCGGACATAGTTCACGATTTATACTTGAAATACGGTTTAGATTCGGTTATGAAGCACACAGGTACCATAGGACAACTGCGGTACATATATTCGCCAGAATTCTTGAGAGAGGCACACTGGGAAAAAGATGCCATAGATCCCGAACAGATAATTATGGCCGGCAATTATCAAGATTGTTTAGAATTAGAGACCCTGTATAGAAATCATTCTCAAATTAAACATGTTAAATTTCAGATGGTAGATTATAGGGTCGCGGCATTGGCAAAATATACAATAAATTCATTTCTTGCCAATAAGGTTGTCTTTATGAATCAAATTTACCAATTATATACTGATATATATGAAAGTGTACCACATCAAGAAGATTGGAATGAGTTTGTCAGTCTTCTTGCCTCGGACTCAAGAATAGGCTTATCCCATATGGAGGTGCCAGGCCCAGATGATCAATTTGGGTATGGTGGCTCGTGTTTTCCTAAAGATGTCAAGGCATTAATTGGGGTCGATGATAATGGGCGATTAACCGTGTTAAGAGAAGCTGAGTTAGCGAATACACAAATTAGAATAGCGGGTGATATATTATGAAATATCTTTTCTTAGATGATGAAAGAATGCCAGGGGATGTTAAGTGGTTACTTATTGGTGGCGTTGGCTCGTGGGGTGCAGATTGGCAGATTGTTCGTTCTTGCGATGAAGCGATTAAGTGGGTGCAAGATAATGGATTTCCAGATGTTATCTCGTTTGATCACGACTTAGGATTAATGCATTATGCTAACGATTATTCTGATGGAAAAACGGGCCACGATTTCGCTAAATGGTTGGTAGAATATGATATGGATACAAATACTATGCCGGAAAAGTTTTCATTCACAGTGCATAGTAAGAATCCACAAGGAACAATAAATATAGAGAAGCTGTTGGATAATTATATACGATATAAAAGGGCTAATTAATTTTCTTCCTTCTTGATAAATAATACTAACAACTACCTTTAGGACCGTTGTGGCTACTGTCGAAATGCAGGCGTCGAGGGTACTCAATTCGCTACTGAGTACCCTCATTTATATTAGGAACAACATGAGATTATTTGAACTATTTGAAGCAAAAACCGTTAAGAAACCTGTTGTACCGGCCACGACTCCACGAAACTACGTAGCGAAAAATGCTCAAAAAACCGGTGCCGGCGCCCATACTAAAAAAGGCTATTCTCGCAAAGAGAAGCACAAAGACGCCTCTCAAGAAGAGTAATTCTTTCTTTCTTACTAAATACCCTCTGAACGCACCTAATCACAATTAGTTGCATTTCTGTTTTAGTCTCAGCTAAAATAGCTACATATCAGAAGGATAGTAAATGGCAGCTAAGAAATTATCAGGTGTATATGTAAGTTGGCCCCACCCAGACTTTACATTAACAGTTAAAACCAACAAAAACTTTAAAGTTAACTTTCACGCAGCAATGATGTATGCTCATTACGAGCTGACATCTATTGAATTGAAAAGGGAAACTGTGAAATATCTAAAGACATTAGATGTTAAACACCCTCTATTAGAAAGGATTAAAGATATGGATGAAAATAGATTTACCACAACGGGTAAATATATGTACATTCTTAATCACGCCGGCGATATACCTGATGATATATTGCCGAAATTGGTACCCGCCTTGGAGAAGGTTATACATGAAGAAGAAGCCAAAGTGGCCGCCGCGGCGAAGGAAGCCAAGTATATCGCGAGCAAAGAAACTAGCAATACGGTCGTTGACTCGGTTTCTAAGGTGGTTATCACGATCCAAGATAGAATCCGAGACAAAGCACGGGAAGTCGCGGGGGAGGTGGAAGGGTGGCTAGATGACTTTTCGATAGATAAGAAGATCCCTGTGAAGTCTATCGACGATTTCATTAACTTATTTAAATCTAATAACCTGAAGGCTCCACATATGCGGTTTATGAGAGAGATCTTTGAACACCGCACCGCTGAGATCAGCGAAGCATTGGCAGGTAAAGATAAAGACCTAGTTGAAGCATATTCCAACTACACAAAACCCGAATTAAAGAAATGTGATACCTTCAACAAGAACTTACTCAAGGCATGTGATATGATGCAAGAGGTTGCGAAAGTTGAAAGAGCACCACGAAAGAAAAAACCAGTGTCACAAGAGAAAGTCGTCTCCAAACTCAAGTTCAAGAAGGAAGATTCCACGTTAGGAATCGTAAGTTTGAATCCTGTACATATCATCGGAAGTAGAGAAGTTTGGATATATAATACGAAGACACGCAAAATTGCACAATATAAAGCACTAGACGAGCGCGGCCTTAGTGTTAAAGGCGCTAGTTTACTTAATTATTCGTCAGAATCTGCAGAAAAAACGGTCCGTAAGCCGGCCGAGACGCTCGCTAACTTTAAAAAGGCGAGTAAGGTAAAGCTTCGCACTTTTATGAAGGAATTAAGTACTGTCGATATTCCGTGCGGCGGCAAGTTGAATGAGCACCATGTTATTTTAAGGATTGACAAGTGATACTATTTCTAGATACCGAATTCACGGATCTTGTACCGGGAAATAAACTCATCAGCATTGCGCTAGTCAATGAGCATGAAGACTTCTTCTATGCTGAATTAACTGACACATATGAGCTAAAAGATTGCTCAGAGTTTGTTAAGAGTTTTGTCCTGCCATTTTTAAAGGGTGGTGAATATCGTATGTCGTCATATGATTGCGCTCTTAAGTTAGGTGCATGGGTGGAAGATCAGTCAGGACAATGTATTTTAGGGTGTGATAACCCGAGTTGGGATATGCCGCATATTCACAGGCTCCTGGAAATTCTATGGCCTGCCAACCTACATAAGAACCAGTATCACCCGGTATATGTTCCAACTGATGTCGAAGAGGCTCTTGTTTTTAAATTCAACTACGATATTCATAACGCATTAGATGATGCCCTGGTAATGAAGAAAGGAACCTTAGGTTATTGATAAATACAGATATGAGATTATATGAATTTATTACCGAAACTCGGAAAGATGCTATCCCGGAAGAGTTGAAGTTACAAATAAAACATCTGTATGATACAGGTGTTTTGGTAAAAGATATTGCGTCACAACTCGAAATACCATTTCACAAGGTCGCCAATATTTTGAAGAAATATTTTCATGATCGTGAATTACGAAGAGAAGACCTTACTCCCGAAGAGATTGCCAAGGTCAAGACATTATATGATCAAGGATTACCATTTAAAGACATAGCATCTGAGTCTAATCTAACAATAGCTGATATAGAAGGTATAATGAAATATCATTATACAGATCGGACACCTCGGGTTGATCGGAGGCCATTATTAACTCCTGAAGAGAAAGCTAAAGAAATGGCCACTTTGTCCCGCATGTATGCCGCCGGCGCCACACTTAATGCTATGGCGAAATATGTAGGAATCTCGGACGTAGGAGTAGCGTATCATTTAAAACGCTTACCTAATTTTGCTAAGTTAAAACAACAGCATAATGCATCCATTGACGCCTTTAAAGATGATGCAAAAAATCAAGTTACCACTAATATATACCGTGCTGGATCGATAGGCAATGATAGACTTCAGGGCCCTGGCGGCCGCAGCAATCGCGGCCGCACGAGTAATAGATAATATAGATAAATAGTGTATCACTGGAGTTAGTACACATATGTCCTCACAAGTTACACCGAGAGTTTTGTTAATGAAGCAGATCGAGCTAATGCTCGGTTCGCAAATGGTTGATGTTGAATTAGACGTCGAGCACCTTGATCTTGCAATTACGATTGGTATTCAGAAATTGCGTCAGCAATCAGATGGAGCCAATCTTGAGAAGGATATTTTCCTACACATTACACGGGACATAACAGAGTACACTCTTCCAGATGAAGTGCAAGAAGTTAGACGTCTATACCGCCGTGGGGTTGGTGCATACACTAATGGTGGGGTAAACTTTGACCCGGTAGATGCTGCATTTTACAATATCTATTTGTTACAACCAAATAGATCGGGTGGATTAGCAACCTGGGATATGTATAATCAGTTTCTGGAAACCACAGAACGATTATTTGCAAGTCAGTATAATTTCACGTGGGATGTCAATTCACATACCTTAAAGATTATTCGCCGTCCTACAGCAGATGAAGAAGTGGCGGTTCGTGTCTATGTGCGTAAATCTGAAGATGACATAATTAATGATCCTTATACAGGTCCCTGGTTGCGTTCCTATGCCACTGCATATTCTAAATATGCACTAGGCGAAGCAAGAGATAAATTTCCAAGTGGGTTTCCGGGTCCAAATGGGAACGTGATGTTAAATGGTGCCGCTCTTAAACAAGAAGCACAAGCGGAAATGGATAAACTTGAAACACAGTTGCTGAATCAGGTTACTGCATCCGATGGTTACGCATTCGTTATCGGCTAGATCGGTAATAAAGCAATTTATTATAGGTTAGTGATACAATAGTGGATTAACTAAGGAATAATATGAAAAAATTAGATGAACTAAGCAATCCACCTAAAGTTCGGCCGAGTATAGACGAACAGGTTGCATTTATACAAGGTATAACTAAGAATTTGCATAATCACCTAGAGAAGATGAAAAGAGAAAATCCGGATGTGGTTGAATGGATAAAAAATGGAAAACCTGAACCATGAGACTAGATGAAATATTATCTAGTAATCAGATAATTATAAATTTAAGGAATATGAGAATTAAATTTATAGATGATTTTAAGTTTATCAAAGACTCTCATGAATTCTTTCTAAAGAAGAGAGTGGGCCCTAATCGACATAGACCGTTATTGGGGAATATAAACTTATTAGAGACAGAAATGAAACCTTTCCTGAATTATGACTTCGATCCCGATTCAGATATTGATCAATTAAAACTAGAAGCAAATAATATTATCGTCGAATTAAACAAGATTAAGAAACAGATTCCCTAACAAAATCATTTAGCCCCTAAGCTGCCTACGTATAACTAAACAATAACTACGTAGACTTTAACTTAGGGGTTTCTTATGATTGTTGGTTTGTTAGGTTTTATTAACAGTGGAAAAGGTACGGTTGCATCGCAACTTGTTGCTGGATATAATTTCAGACAGGATAGTTTCGCTGCCGGATTAAAAGATGCCTGCGCGGTGATATTTGACTGGCCGCGTCATATGCTCGAAGGTGATACAAAAGAATCTCGTGAATGGCGAGAAATTGTTGATCCTTGGTGGGCAGAACAACTTAATATGCCTAATTTCAGCCCACGGCTTGCCCTGCAGGTAATAGGGACTGATGTCATGCGTAATAATTTTCATCAAGATATGTGGTTCTTGACTCTTCGAAACAGAATTCGTAAGAATCCCGACCAGAATGTTGTTATCAGCGATGTCAGGTTTCCGAATGAGATTAAATTTATTCAGGAACAGAAGGGTATACTGATGAAGGTTAATCGTGGTCCTGCGCCAGTCTGGTATGAGACAGCCATTCTAGCAAATAAGGGTAATTCCATTGCTAAAGATGTAATGGCAAAGACGTATGCCGGGGCGCACCTAAGTGAGTGGGCGTGGGTTGGGTCAAAGATTGACTATGAGCTAAATAACGATAGCACCATCAACTCTCTTGAAGATCAGGTAAACACGGTATTGGCTGATATATTATAAAATTGGTGTTTCGTTTGCTGTATGTTTAGCGGCCTTCTTGATAAATACTAGCAACAAGAAGCAATATCTTCATAGGAGTTAAATATATGGCAGTTCTAGTATCCCCAGGCGTAAGTGTTTCGGTTATCGATCAGAGCATCAATGTTGGTGCCGGACCAGGTACCGTACCACTTATTTTTATTGCTACACAACAAGATAAGTTAGACCCAACGAGTTCCGGAGTAGTGGCCCCAGGCACAACCAAAGCAAATGCAGGTCAGGTATGGTCTATTACGTCTCAACGAGATCTGGTATCCACATTTGGAGACCCAGTATTTTATTCGGTTAGTGGAACATCGTTAAATGGATATCCATTAAACGAATATGGTTTGCTTGCCGCGTACTCATATTTAGGTATTTCTAATCTATGCCGAGTTGTTCGCGCAGACGTCGACACAGCACAATTAGAAGCAACGCCAATTGAGCCAACAAGCCCGGCAGCGATCGGTACGTACTGGTTTGACCAATCATCCAGCGGCTCATCATATGGATTATTCACCCGTTCGGGAAGATCTCCAAACGAAACATGGGCAGCAGTAACACCGAATTTTGTATATGACTTTGCGACAGGTACAAATAATACACCATCGAGCGCTGATGGGGTTGATGGCAATCATGCAGTAGTATTTCAAACAGCATTAGGTACATTATCATACTGGGTAATGGTTAATAGTGAGTGGAGCCAAATAGGTGCTACAGCATATACTTCAACAGCCACTGCAAGTTCGTCCGGTAATATTGTTACTGTTGACTCAACTGACGGGTTAGCGGCCGGGATGGTCCCAACTGTATCAGCTGGTACAGGAGCATTTGCGTTAAATACCGTGATTACAGAAGTTACTAGTTCAACAACATTCACAGTTTCGGCGATTCCTTCAGTACCACTGACTGGTGGTAGTATTACATTTGCTGGCGGTATCGCAACACTTGGTACACTTACCCCAGGTGGTAGCTATCTACCAAACATCTATGAAAATGTGCCACTAACTGGTGGTACAGGTACAGGTGCAAGAGCAACCATTAATATTAATAGTGCCACAAATGTTGGTGGTGTGATTAACGACCCAGCAGTTCTTATTACTAGCCCAGGTACCGGTTATACAGCTGGCGATCACTTATCAGCGTCAGATGCCGACCTAGGCGGCGCCGGTGGCAGCGGATTCGATATCGTTGTAGACTCAGTCAGTAATGCAATAGTGGCAAGCGGCCCAATTGCTACATTTGGCGCGATTGTTGCAACATCCGGTCCGGGGTACACTGGATTAAATTATCTACCTGGCACATATACATCTGTTCCACTAGTTGGTGGTCACGGCGTTGGCGCAACAGCTGATATTATTGTTAATGGAGCTACAAATGTTACCACAATAACATTAGTCGCTGCAGGTACTGGATATGTAGTCGGTGATCAATTAAGTGCATTACCTGCTGATCTTGGTGTTCTATCTAACCCGGCCGGGTCCGGTCTACAGGCCGGCGGTTTCGTTGTTCCGGTTCTATCAATTAGCACCGGCAGCGGGAGTTCAGCGGTTGTTACAGCAGGGTTTGATATGACAATCCAGTCTATATGGCCCAATTTAGCAGTAGCATCAACAGTTCAGGAATATTGGGTTAAAACAAGCTCAGCAGCACAAGGTGCAAATCTTGTTCTACGCAAGATGGAAGCATCTGTGGGAGCATTTGTGCAAGTTGAAGCACCAGTCCTAGTTAATGATGCCGCAGCAGATGCTTATTACAGCTCAAATGCAGCCGGTTCTGCAGGGCAGATATATATCATGCCGGTGGCAGAAGGGGCAGCAAGATCACTAGAATTCAGAATGAATACGTCCGGTGCCTGGGCACCGTTGACCAATGTTGTTGGCTCAGCAACTGTTCCGGCACGAGGCCCAACAAATGGCCAACTCTGGTTTAACGGCGAAGTTGGTGTAAATGGCGCCGGCGAATCAACAGTTGATATTCTTATCGCTGATGGTGCAGGCAGCTGGCAAAATGCTAACCTCGAAGGATTTACCTTTGTAGATGCAGCGCCAACAGCAGGCGACCCAACTGTGTTCTCACAGTCCGGTGATCCGCAAGACAATGTTCCTGCGCCATCGCTAGTTATAAACGATATCTGGGTAGATACTGATGTATCACCATACCCAGTAATTCACTACTGGAACGGTAGCGCCTGGGTACTTGTGGATAATGCAGACCAGACTACAAATCACGGTATTCTTTTCCAGGATGCACGTTCTAACCCTCTATATACACAGGGTGGCGCAGGTGAGAACAACGGTGGTGATGGCAATCCAGACTTAGATCCAGATGCTCCAGATGCTGACTTATATCCGAAGGGATTTATGTTATGGAATACACGTTATTCAACAAATAACGTTAAAGTATGGCAATCACCATACGTATTCAATGATGTGACAGCATCAGCAGATAATACACATAGCAGTTCAACCGGACGTTGGTCTTCGACATCGGGTAATAACCCGGGCGGTGCGCCGTACATGGGTACCGCAGCACAGCAGATAGTCATAGTTAGAGCAATTCAGTCGGCGGTTATTTCTAACGAAGACATTCGCGCAGAAGACTTGTACTTCAATCTTATTGCTGCTCCAGGCTTTGTTGAAGCAATTGACGAGATGCTTGTATTGAACGATGATCGCAAGGATACAGCATTTATTGTAGGTGATACACCGTTTACACTAGCTGCAACCGGCACATCATTACAAAACTGGGCAACTGACCACGCCAATGCTTTTGGCAATGGTGCCGACGGCCTTGTATCAGCAAGTAAATACTTCTCTGCATGGTATCCGAGCGGATTGAGTACAAACGTTGATGGTACTGACGTTGTTGTTCCACCATCGCACATGGCCTTACGCACTATTGCGTATAACGATCAGGTTGCTTACCCATGGTTTGCTCCAGCAGGTTTACAACGTGGTATCGTTAATAATGCGGCAGCAGTTGGGTATGTTAACGCTCAAGGTCAATTTGTTACAGTTAAGCTGAATGAAGGTCAACGTGATATCTTGTACCAGAACGGTATTAATCCAATCCGCGTTATGCCGCAGGGTGGCATTGTTATATTTGGCCAGAAGACACGTCAACCTTATGCAAGTGCAACTGACCGTATCAACGTGGTTCGTTTAGAAAACTACTTGCGCTACCAGTTGAATATGCTTGCACAGCCATTCTTGTTTGAACCGAACGATACAACAACTCGTAAGGCGGTATTAGATGCATTTAATAGATTCTTATCCGAACTTATTACATTGCGTGGTCTATACGACTTCTTAGTTGTTTGCGACCTTAGCAATAACACCCCAGCTCGCATTGATAGAAATGAACTTTGGATTGACATTGCAATTCAACCAGTTAAGGCAATTGAGTTTATTTACATTCCTATCAGAATTAAGAACACAGGTGCAAGTTTAACAACACCTTAAGTCTAGACTAGACAAAGAATGCCGGCCCGGGCCGGCATTCTTTTAGGTAAATATTCTGATATGGCATCTACCTCATTAAGAAAGTATATAGATTACCTGCAACCTCAGGAGAATATTCCATGTTGCACTGCCTGCGCGACTCTACTGGCCGCCGAAATAACTATGGCATGTGTCGGGAATAGTGTAAATTTATCTAGACTTTTTCTATATTACATGACACAGAAAATGCAAGGTAGGTTAAATATGGCAGGCGTCGAGTTAGGCCACACATTAGAGACACTGAATAGATATGGCGCACCTCCTGAGAAATATTGGTCACTTACTTTTTATCGAATAGGCAGAGAGCCTCACGAACAGGCTATGGAGGAAGCGGCCAGGTATAGAGCACTTTCATATAGCGAGATATCACCGTTAGAGTATAAGGATTATCTAGGTCGAGCTATTCCGATTATAATTGGTATAAGAACTGGAGAGTTATTTTGGGATCTACAAGGTCAACTCGAAGAGCATAAATATAAACCAGTGAATGGGAGTGATAATAAACAATCAAATGGCCATGCGGCCACTATTATTGGGTATGATGATGACCTAAACGGTGGATCGTGGATTATCGCAAACTCACTAGGTCCACAATGGGGATTTCAGGGGTATGCTGCTATACCATATTCCTGCAATGTAGATATAGGGGAATCTTATGTTATTAATAATTTTGCAGGAATAAGTGCCGGCAAAAAAATTTCGGAGATTTGATAAATAGTATTAGCTTTTACAGCAGGAGAATAAAATGGCAGAAGTAGGCAAAACACTATCGAAATTCGGCGTCCCAATCGGCGGTATCAATCAGGGTATCTTACATCCTAAACAGAAGTATCGTTTCAGGGTAATGTGGTACAGTTTCGGCGATAACACTGGTCTGCGAGAAATGACAGCCAATGTAATGACATGCACGCGCCCAAAAGTTTCATACGAAGAAGTTAAGCTCGATTCGTATAACTCAGTAGCATGGATTCAAGGTAAGCATAGTTTCGAAACGGTTGAAATTAAGTTGCGTGATGATATTACCAATTCGGTAATTTCGTCAGTAGGTGCTCAAGTCCAGAAACAAATGAATCACTTTGAGCAGACAAGCGCGGTAGCCGGTATTAACTACAAATTCTCAATGGAAATTCATTCGTTAGATGGTACCACCAACGAAGAACTTGAATCGTGGGTATTAGATGGTTGCTGGATTAACGCAGCGGCATATGGCGATGGCGATTATGCAAGTGGTGATCCTCAAGAAGTTACATTAACAATTCGCTTCGATAACGCAACAAATCAAGCCGGCCAGAATACAAATCAAGGTACAACAGTTGGTGGTAATCCATATCCAAATATCGCTTCTCCAGGCGGCGGCACAACTTTCGCTTAAATTCCGGTAGTTAAGTGATTATAAAACACCTTATTGTATCCAATAAGGTGTTTTCACGAATGTGTCAAATTCAGTAAAAATAAGAAGATAAATAACATATATGTCATTTTCAAGCTTATTTACATCACTTACAGGAATGGGGTTCTTCTATGAAAAGAATCCCCGGCACGCTACCTATAATTTCAGTCAGGATGGGAGATCATTATACAGGAATCAGCCAAGATTCCCGTTTGAATATTACATTAACATTAATCTTAACAATGTAGGTTCTGCAAAGACCTACATTTCTCAGTATTTCAACACCGCTGATCTAGCACAGATTATGCCACTGGTTAAGACAATTGAAATGCCATCTATGAAGATCGACACAGCATCATTAAACCAATATAATAGAAAGAGAATAACACAATCTAAGATAGCATTTGAACCAGTAAAAGTAGTGTTTCACGATGTAGCTGATGGCAAGACATTGAAGTTTTGGGATATGTATTACAGATACTATTTTGCTGATGGGAATGAAGCTGGGAAGAATGATCCTAAACAGTCGGATAAAAAAGCGAAGAGTATGTCTGTTGAGCAGTTGGTGAAGAATCTAATACCTACTGTGAATCCTGCGATTGCAAATTTACCATCTAGTATTAAGAGTATGTTTACTGGGAAATCTCCAGCCGGTATCAATTCGGCCACCAATACAAATGGTGATAAGAGTGCAATTCAGAATATTGTTACAAATACATTAGACAATCATAACTTCGGGTTCAATTTGCCGACTGTAAAAAATATACGAAATCTTATTCAGTCAATCGATATATATCAGGTGCACGGTGGCCGATTCAATCAGGTAACATTAGTGAACCCAAGAGTATCAGCCTTCACGCATGATGTATTGAACTATGCAGTCAGCGACAAGACATTAGAATTAACCTTTACATTCGAGTATGAATATGCATACTATACAATACAGAATATGAAATTGGCAGGTGGCGAACCGAACAATAATTCAACCATAGAACAGTTTTCACATGGTGAATTTTTAGAATTGCCGTCACTTGCATTTAATGCAACATTAATGGATTTCATTGAATCAAATAATCCATTATTAGCATCAGATAATCCGATTATCCAACGAATTGGAAAGAACACGCAAGCCGCCCTCGGTAATGTCACAGGTAACATTATGGGTAGTGCGGTTAGATCAGTGAGTTCGAGCGCCCTAGACGGATTGGCGCATATTTCTCCCACTCCATACCATGCACCTTCGAACCCGGTGATACAAACGCGGCCATTTGCCTCCGCTGCGATATCTCGGCCCACAAATGCTTATAGTGATGTCAACAGAATTAAAGGTAACCCCTGATGGCTAATATCTCGTCTATCGGCCGCTTCAGTTCGCAGATGCTTACCTACCTTGGTACTCAGAGAACCGTTAAGACCGTAACCGATGGCCCAGCAAATACTTTCAAATATGCCACAGGTACCACTGTATTTCCGAGCCCTGGATCAGCATCGCAGGCAGCATTGGGAGCCGGTGTAGTAGGTGGCTATTCATTGGCTGATTATAATTCAACAAAATGCTACTTCTTATCTCGCGGTGCAACGCAGGTATATGCTGATACAATGACTGGGATGGCAATAGACATAGCAAGTACACTCGGTATCTCTACAGGAGTCTTATTAGCAGGCTGGGAAATCAACGGACTCGCCGCTTTAACGCCAGATGCATATAGGGCGTTTAATCTACTAAGAGATTCTGGAAATCAAGTGGGTACGGTAACAAGTATTAGTAATAGGAACAGTCTCCAGGCTAGGCAGATAAGGTCTTAAAATGAGATTATACGAATTAATAGACTTCGATCCGAAACAAAGTAATCAGAGCGTTGGATCTTACTCTCAACGAGTTCAAAGAGCAACTAATCCTACCCACATGGGCCATGGGTCTTTCGGTGCCGCTTATGCCACAGATTCTCCCAAGCGATTAAATCAAATAACAAAGATTGGAAAGGCAGCAAGTATGCCAAATGGCAGAATAATCCCCGCCGATAAAATAAGTGATGATGGATATCTATCTTGGCTAGCAATGGTGGATGGTTGCAAACATGAAGGCAATAATAATCCGTATTTTCCGGTAATACACGACTTGAAGATAATGAGAGGCAATGATGGGAAACTCCATTATCGGGTTAACATGGAGAGATTAATACCATTCGACACACCAAAGATATTAGGCAATGAAGATTTAATGTCGGCCTTATGTAATAATATGTTTGGAAAAGATATACAGAAGAAAGAAGGGTACGACAATACAAATGAAGAGTATGATGATATAAGGGGAGCGTATGGTGATCTTATTAAACACCAATTAATAAGAGGTTTAAAGAATGCCAATGCTGTTAAGGATGAAAATCTTAGAGATGCATTGCTTGCTATTAAATATCTAATAGATGATAGTAAGGAATTTACTGAAGATATTCATAGTGGTAATATTATGTGGCGTATCACTGGAAATATTCCGCAGTTGGTATTAGTAGATCCACTGGCATAAGAATATAATAATGGCGAATAATTATGTTCAAGGAATTTACAAACCGATACATCCGGAGAAATATGTTGGGAATCATGCTCCAAAATTTAGGAGTAGTTGGGAATTTAAGGTAATGGTTATGTTCGATACCAATCCGAACATATCTAGCTGGGCAAGTGAATCTTTAAAAATCCCCTATCAAAATCCATTTACTGGTAAATATACTGTGTATGTGCCTGATTTTGTAGTAACTTATGTGGATGCTAAAGGTAATCAGAAGGCAGAGATTATCGAAGTAAAGCCAGCCAAGGAGACGTTCTTAGAACAAGCAAAGTCTCAACAGGCTAAGGCAGCGGTCGCATTGAATACTTTTAAATGGGCAGCAGCACAAGCATTTGCTCAGCATCATGGCATGACGTTTAGGGTTATGAACGAAGGTAACATTTTTAATAATCCGAAAGGAAAAGCCTAATGACGAAGAAAATGGAAGATTTTTTCAACCTACCGCCCACTGAAGAGCCCGCGGTAGAAGAAGCCTTACCTACGAAATCTAGAGAACAGCTTGTAATCGAAGCCACAGCGATCAGCAATGCTCTTACCACCGCAGAAAAGATTGATTTTGCATTACCTATTGTCGTTGGCCTTGAATCGCACGATAACGAGATGGATGATGTTGCTAAAAGGGCAATGGCAAAGTTTGAAGATCTTTGCGATTTAGGCGGCAATGTACCAGACATGCATGCCGGCAAGATTTTCGAGGTAGCAGCGCAATTTCTTAAGATAGCAGCAGACTCTAAAATATCAAAGGCTGATAAGAAGCTAAAAATGATTGAGCTTCAACTTAGAAAAGTTCGTGCAGAACAAATTGATCTAGACCAGGGCAATGGGGAAAGAAAGTTAGCTGGAGGTGGCGAATTTGACAGGAACGAACTCCTAAAATATATTGTGTCTGGTAAAATGGAAAACTCTGATAAATAGTCGTAACACTGGAGTTACTTATGGCAGAAAAGAAATCATTTATATCATATGTTGCAGAGACAAAGACAGACTATAACTATGTCTTGAAATTTGCTGTAAATGAAATGACCGAAGAGATGATTGACGTACTCGAATCATGCTTAAAGAAGTATGAGTTGGTAAAGGCATCGGCATTTAGAAAAACCCCTATCCAAGAGAGCCCACTAGACTTTCCTAATGTAAAAAATACATCTGTATTCACATGTGACCTTACAATGGGATATCCTGCATCGTTAGATTTCCTTAGAACTTATCTATGCAGCAACATGGGAGTATCACCAGCCCTGCTAGCTGTATATTCGAGTAACGATCCCCGCCAAATTGAAACAGATCTATACCTTGACAGAAATTCCCCAGAATTCAAGAAAAAATATAAAACACGTCTCGGAAGTGATCACGAAGAAACTGATACAGTTCCGTACGGTGAAAAGTACAATACAAGTTTCTTACAAGAACTACAGAAAGTTAGTAAGGAACGAGCAGTTACTACCGTTATAAATCCGTTGAGTCCAACACAGTCAACTGATGCTCCGCCAAAGGGCTATGATAGTTTTAACGATCCAAAGAATTTAAAGAAAGATGATTTAGGACTTTTTGGCCGTGTTAAAAAGCCAACCCTAATGAAAGTAGGAGTTCTATAATGAAAAATATGAGACAATTAATTAACCTTATGGAAGGTGTAGTAGCAGTACCCGGAGTTGGGGTAGAAGAAGGTGCCCGCCCTGGAACATATGAAGTACCTACAGCCTGGCGCAAAGCGCAAGGCCAGGCACCGTTAACACCACAAGATGTTCAGCGGCACGATTATGAAGATAAAATAAGTAGCAAAGAAACACTCGCTAAAAATACTGGTCGAACTCCAACCTCAGAAGGTGCCCCAGATGATGGCTCGCACGCAGGTGAGTGGGCAATGATGCGCTTTAACGAGTTAACGAACTCGTTCGTTGATCCCGAGGAGGCAATGTCAACTGTTATGCGCGAGTTACAGTCTCAAGGTGCCAGCGCAGAAGACCTTGAAGATGCTCAGTCGGGGATTATGTCTTTATTTAGCGGTGAGCAAGGCTTGGATGTTGAGCCCGAAGGGTCCTATGATATGTCTGATGATGCTGATGCACTTGCAAGTGCTGGTCACGGGTCTGACGAAGATTACGGTAATCATGGCGAAGAATTCGAAGAAGATTTCGATCTAAACAACGGATATGACGATATTGATAATGCAAACGGAGAGGATTTCTTCCCCAATGGTGCAGATAGTCCTGTTGTAAAAGCGGTCGGTCCATCTGGCGCTCGTCAGGGCGATAATCCAGAGCAGAAGAAAATGCAGGTTGCTGAGGTTCACAAAGAACTCGTTTATGGCTATAGAAATTACCTTAAAGAATCTTCTGTGCAGGAAGGTAAAACATATTCCAAATCTGCTTCCGGAACTGCAAGGCTCCAGAAGAAACTCGATGCGCAGGAAAAGGCAGAAGCAGCTCACCGAGAAAAGAAAAAGGCCCCTCCATCAAAAGAATCTGCAAAGATACCAAAAAAAAAAGTTGACTGAAAGCGCACAAGTCTCTGACCTATCGATTCAGGATTATTACGGAGACTTTGAGGTTAACGGCGATAGCATTGATTATGATAGCAGCATCAATGTCTTCGGTAAGGCCATGAATAAAGAAGGCAATATCGTTGATATAGGATTTGATCTCGATATCAACGCTTCTGCAGGATGGGAATGGGAACACGATGAGAGTCCTACCGGCTGGAACTATAGTCGAGATCAGCCCACATATACAACTTCAACATATGCAAGTGTTAATATACCTGAAATAAATTCAGTTTCTTTCGTTCCGGACCAAGATTTCTACATAGATAATGAAACTTATTCTGTTCGTGATGCACAACAAATCATCGACCCAACTGTTCTTAGACAACTCTTAAATCCAGCAGTATATGCTAAGTTAATGTCCCCAGCATTCAATAAGCAAGGTGAGAATATCGAGCAATCAGAACGAGAGTATGATGAACCAGATAGGGATGAGTATTAAGATATGGCAATTTATCAAGACGATAAACTTGTAAAGCGTGCCTACACCAAGGTAACGTATACAAAAGAACAAATAGACGAATTGAAGGCATGCATGGATCCTGTAACAGGACCAGAGTACTTCATTACCCACTTCATGTATATCCAACACCCAACGCAGGGTAGACAGAAGTTATCATTATATCCATTTCAGATAGATCTAATTAAAACGTATCACACATATAGAAAATCCGTAAATATGGTAAGTCGGCAGATGGGAAAGACTACTGTTGCGGCAGGATATTTACTGTGGTTTGCAATGTTCAATGAAGATGCCACTATTCTTGTTGCATCCAACAAATACGACGGGGCTCAAGAAATTATGCATAGAGTACGATATGCATATGAATCCGTACCCGACCATATACGTGCAGGGGTAAAGTCCTATAATAAACGTTCCATCGACTTTGACAATAATTCTCGTATCGTGGCAACCACAACAACTGAAAATACCGGTCGTGGTATGGCGTTATCACTTGTTTATCTAGACGAATTTGCGTTCGTGGAGCCTAATATAGCCAAAGAGTTTTGGACCTCACTATCACCCACATTATCAACTGGTGGTAAATGTATTATTACTTCCACACCAAACACCGACGAAGATCAGTTCGCTGACATTTGGTTTGGCGCCAATAAGCTAGTTGATGCCAACGGTAATGAAACTATTATTGGCGTGAATGGGTTTCGCCCTTATATATCAACATGGGAAGCGCACCCAGATCGTGATCAAGCATGGGCTGATTCAGAATTTGCTGCATTAGGTGAAGATAGATTCCTACGTGAACATAAATGCCAGTTCATTACCTTTGAAGAGACGCTTATCAACCCAGTCAAGCTTTCTCAGCTAGAACCATCTCAACCTATTCGTAAGACTGGCCAAGTTCGTTGGTATACAGATATACATCCGCAGATGACGTATGTTGTTTCATTGGACCCATCTATGGGCACCGGGGGTGATAATTCTGCGATACAGGTTATCGAATTGCCTACACTTGTACAGGTAGCCGAATGGAGTAGTAATAAGACACCGATTGAAGAGCAAGTTCGGACTATGATGAAGATTCTGCAGGAATTATATGAAGCAGGTAAACCAGAATTATACTGGTCGGTAGAAAGCAATTCATTAGGCGAAGCAGCATTAGTTGTTATTAGAGATACAGGCGAAGAAAACTTCCCTGGCACAATGTTGCATGATCCTAAAAATAGGTTACAAGGCCGCAGCGGGCGCCGCGCAGGATTCGTTACAACTAATAAATCGAAACTTGAGGCTTGTGCCAAACTGAAATTCTTAATCGAGTCTAACAAGATGAAGATAAACTCTCGTGGTTTATTATCAGAGCTCAAGGTATTTGTGTCAAGAGGTAATACATTCGAGGCTCGTATCGGACAGACAGATGACTTAATTATGGCGATGATTTTAGCGATAAGAATGACAGATTATATATCAACATGGGATGATAAATCGCAGGCTGCGATTAATAGTAACGTAGGTATATCAGAAGAATCTACTTTCGCATCGCCGATGCCTATCTGCATCTAACGATCAATAAGATAAATAAGAGAAACAAGGATTTTAAAATGTCAGAAATGGACGATCTAGCTGGGAAGATATTTGCACTTCTAAAAGGCAATGGCCTCCAGATTAAAATATTTGATGATGCCGGTGCAGAAACTACCGACCCGAATGTAGGCCGTAGATTTTTTATAGCAGATCCGAACATCATGGTGACTATCGATGACGAGAGTAACGAGGTAGAGTTTAGTAAAGGTGCCGATGTTGAAAGTTCAGTGGACAGATTACAAAAGACACTTCGCCACTATGCAGATACCAATGTCCCTCCGATGAATTTCACAATCAAAGTATTTGGGAAGACAATTCAACCGAGAGATTTTGCATATGATGCAAAAATGAAAAAGAATGGAGCAATGATGGAAAATAGTTTAGTACAACCATACAATCACCAACTTGTTGGCACAGTTCTGCATAATATTAGGAATCATGCAAGAGTTACGGTCGACACACTATCTTCGGATTTAAAGATTGATAGAAGTGATATACAACCAATTCTAAATAAACTCGTGACCGATGGTAAAATAGAGGCTCAGAATTATAGAACTGGGAAAATCGAATATGTAATGTCAGTTGATGAAGCAGTCATGGAGAGTTTTAGTAAGATGTTTGGCTCAATAAAGACTTCGCAGCAGACATTAGAAAATGTTAGGATCTTAGTTCGCCATAAAACCCCGGTAGATGAGAATATTCGTGGCGCACGTTCACGCCACATCAGTGCAATCTTTTTAGAATGTAATGGTGAAAGATTCCGTTTTCCACAGAATTATCTGCCAGGCGCAAGAGCAATGGCTCAGCACATGGCCCACGGTGGATTAATGGGTGATAAGGTTGGGGCATATATTAGTGAAAGTACAGGCCAATTATTGAAACTTCAATCATTCAATCGCTATGTCACTACCAATAAACTTATCAACGAAGACAGCTCAGGCATTGTCGACACAGTTAAAGAAAATATCGAAACCTTGCGTACTGAATTAAGGAAGCTCACAGGCACAAAAACTTATGAGACAGTTAAAGCTCGGCTAGAAACATTCGAACGCGAACCACTTGCCGAAGATGACACAAGCACATTGAAGGAACTTTTTACTATTCGGCGCTTCGATGAAAAGTTTGAAGGTGTACTGCCAATCATCAAACAACTTGTCCAAGAGAAAGATACCTTCCATAAAAGAATCGAAGAAGCGGCAGCAGGCATTGTTATGATACGCTCTGGATCAATACCAACCCCTATATACGAATTTGCAAGTGATTATGCACGATTAGGATTTATGCTTAATGAACTTGCCCTGCGTATTGTAGAAAATGATGAATTATCTGGATTCGTTAACAAGGTTGGCACAAAGCTATGTAAAGAAGGCACAGTAAATGATTTCGAACGTGCTGTAATGGCACAAGTATTTGAAAATGCTAAGATAGAAGATCAATCAGCTGAAGCTAAGACACCTATCAAAGAGTCAACAGATTTAGAGGCATATTTCGACAGATTCGATTATAAATTCATGTAAGAAGCTCTTGACTTTTCCGGCAGGTTTTCGTATACTAGCAACACACTAGACGAAAACCTGTCCTGCTTTTTGTTGCCAATAATGTTGCAACTATACGGTAAAACAGATAAATACTTCGTTAGTTAAGAAGTAACGCATCCTGACTAAAATAAACCAAAGCAATTAATCGCGTTTAACAAGGAAAATAAAATCATGTCAAAAACTCTCGATGAAATCCGTAAGAAATTACAAGCACTAGATACACGAAAAGGCCAAGCAGGAAACTTCGGTGGTGATAAGGCAACTTATCCACACTGGAATATACCAGAAGGCACATCAACAACACTCCGATTCCTCCCAGACGCAAATGAAGACAACACATTCTTCTGGGCAGAACGTCAATTAATTAAACTCCCATTTCCCGGTATTAAAGGCCAAGACGAAAACAAACCAGTTATCGTTCAAGTTCCGTGTATTGAAATGTGGGATGGCAAAATGACTTGCCCGATCTTAAATGAAGTTCGCCCATGGTGGAAGGACAAATCTCTTGAAGAAACAGCACGCAAGTATTGGGTCAAACGTACCTTCTATATGCAAGGGTTCGTTAAGAATGATCCAATAAACGAATCAGAGTCTCCGGAAAATCCGATTCGCAAGTTTATTATCGGCCCACAACTCTTCGCAATCATTAAGGCTGCATTAATGGATCCTGACATGGAACATAGCCCAGTTGACTTTATCAACGGAACAGACTTTATTGTTTCAAAGACAAGCAAAGGCGGCTATGCTGATTACGGTACCTCTAAGTGGGCCAGAAAAGAATCTAGTCTTACTGAAGAAATGCAGGCTGCTATTGCTGAGTTCCCCCCAGTTGACTTGGCAACGTATTTGCCGAAGCGCCCTACTCCAGAACAATTAGCAATTATGTTTGAAATGTTCCAAGAGTCGCTAGACGGTGAGTTGTACGATCCAGCACGTTGGAGTCAGCATTACAAGCCGTTTGGATTTGAATCGGCACCAGCCGATGATGCAGAAGGTGGCGAAGGTAAGAAGGCAGCACGCCCATCTTACACTCCACGTCCGCCAGCACCAATTGCGACACCAAAAACTGCACCAGTGATTGTGCGCGAAGACCCGGAAGATGCTAACGCAGATTTCGATGCAGATCCACCAAAGACTGAAGTCAAAGAAGTGGTAGCAGCAGCCACACCTACCGCCGGAAAATCCCCACAAGAGATTTTGGCAATGCTCCGGAACCGCAACAAGTAATATAACATGGCTCGAACCTCTGCATTTGCACGTTCGAGTTCTCATTAAGGAGAACCTATGGCTCGACCATTCGACATTTCAAAGTTTCGTAAAAACTTAACAAAAAACATTACAGGCATTTCTACAGGATTCAATGATCCAGATACATGGATTAGCACAGGATCCTATGGATTAAATTATCTTATCAGTGGAGACTTCTACAAAGGAGTGCCAATGGGCAAGGTAACGGTATTTGCAGGAGAATCAGGCGCAGGCAAGTCTTATATTGTTTCTGGTAATATTGCTAAAGCAGCTCAAGAGCAGGATATCTTTGTTGTCATGATTGACACAGAGAATGCACTTGACGAAAAGTGGCTATTACCACTTGGTGTAGATACAAGTGAAGAAAAGATGCTGCGTATTAGCGCATCTATGATTGATGAAGTTGCAAAGATTGTTCACGATTTCGTAACCGATTACAAAGCAAATCATCTTGATTTACCAAAAGAGCAACGCCCTAAGATTCTGTTTATTATTGATTCTATCGGAATGCTATTAACGCCAACTGAAGTAAATCAATTTCAAGCAGGTGACATGAAGGGTGATATGGGCCGCAAAGCAAAGCAATTAAAGGCTTTTGTATCAAACTGTGTTAATATGTTCGGTGACTTAAATATCGGGATGGTTGTTACCAATCACACATATGCAAGTCAGGATATGTTTGACCCCGATGATAAAATCTCTGGCGGTTCAGGATTTATGTTTGCTTCAAGCATTATTGTTGCTATGAAGAAATATAAGTTAAAGGAAGACGAAGAAGGTAACAAGGTTGCCGAGGTTACAGGTATTCGTGCGACATGTAAGGTTGTAAAGACTCGATATTCGAAGCCGTTTGAATCGATTAAACTTAATATTCCGTGGGAGACAGGTATGAATCCAGTATCCGGGTTGTTCGATCTGTTTGAAAAATCGGGAGTATTAATAAAAGAGGGGAATCGTTATAAATACATCTCCAAGAGGACCGGCGAAGAAATGAAGTATTTCCGAAAGGATTGGAATGACCTTGGTAAGATGAAGGTTATTATGGACGAGTTTACTCAGGATGATCTGAAAGTTGTTATTGCTGATCTTGTCGAAGAGAAAATAGTTTTAGGAGAATAATTATGGTAAAGAAATTAGATGAATTAATTAATCCACCTAAGGATCCAAATTCGGCAGAATCGCAAGAATTTCTAAGAGAGTTGTATGAGAGATCTCTAGAAAGGCAGACAAAGATGAAAAAAATGATAGAGGAATGGAAAGAAGAGGATAGGCAAAATGAGACTAAATGAGATTAGTAATGAACAGAAAACTTTTCTTACATTGCAGGGTGTTAAATACAGCTTCATGGTAGAATATGCAGATATCGTGTCCGCATATTCTATTATAGGGAGAAGTAATCACAGACGAGCATTATTAAAGACTGATATAGAATATCTCCTTTCTGATGTAGAATTCTTTCTAAACTATGGATTTCCTAACAATGATTTGGATATTATTGCAGCAAAAGATAGCTATAACAAATTACTAGAAATAAAAAATAAACTATAGGAGACAAAAATGGTAAATGAAAATCACGAATTAATTATGGAGTTATGGGCTCGTATTAAATCCCATATTCAGCCAAAGGAACGCCTAGAAGTAGCAGATATCCTTGTAGTTGTATTTGATGAGTTTAGTTTAGTAGATGAAGAATTGTTAGACGAAGACTTAGACAAAGAACTACGTGCGGCAGCAAGAAGTCACCTTTCGGAAGTATCTGAGGATGAAGGGGATGACTATAATGATGATTATGATGACTGATAAATTATCAGCGGCCGAGTTCGGTGAGGCATTAATTTTAACAATCAATAGCAAGGATGCTCTAAAATCCATGACGCAAGTCCAACAGTTCAAAGAAAATATGAGAGATGTAACTGTGGGTGCTGACTACGTAATTTGGATTTCAGAGCCAGTAAATCTGACTAGGGTACATAAGGCTCTTGCGGATGACCTCGGTGTCCCTCCTCGTGCTATGGCAATTAAGCGAGTATTAATGTCACGAACTCAACGAGCGGTATTATTAGTTCAGGCAATGGAAATTGCAATTAGGCGGGTACATCAACTGTGAAATGGTATTACAAGGTAACGGCTGATCTTTCGAATGTTCCGGGATTTATAGACCACTACGAACAGGAGTTGGATAAGGCTAGACTAGAATTATCTTTGAAGGGTAAATCACTTGAACGGCACGCCGCGGAACTACCCGGGCTGGTTGAACAAAGATTTGCTCAGTTACAAGAAATTGAAGCTGTCCTTGAATATCTAAACATTAAGTTAAAACAGGAACGGTCTATTGAGTTTAAGAAGTTCCTTGAAACATATAATAAAACACTAAGTTCAAGAGATGCCGAAAAATATGTCGATGGTGTGCAATGCATTGTTGACTCTACTTTGTTGGTCAATGAAGTAGCACTGTTAAGAAATAAATTCTTAGGTATAAGTAAGTCTCTAGAAGCAAAAAATTTCATGATAGGACATATAATTAAGCTGAGGGTCGCCGGATTGGATGATGCAAGTGTATGATTTTACCATACGTCTACAAGTTGATTCATAAGGAGACAGAACAATACTATTTTGGGTATAGGTCTAAGAATGTTTCTTTAGGGATTAAATCTGAAGACGATTTAGGTATAAAATATTTCACTTCATCGAGAATTATAAGAAAATGCTTCATCGAATACAACTATGAAGTTATTGCCGAATTCTTCAATAAGGATGATGCATATGATTTTGAACAAGACCTAATTAGAGAACACTGGGGTAATCCATTGTTAATTAATAAACATTATCATTCTAAAGATAAAGACAGATGGAAAAATGATGGCCATTCGGAAGAAACAAAGAAGAAGATGACCGGATTAAAGCGTTCTCCAGAATTTTCTGAATATCGAAGTAAGATTATGAAGGGCAAGGTTCCGTGGAATAAAGGACTTACAAAAGAAACAGATCCGCGAGTTGCCGAATATGCTAAACATAGGGCAGAAATAGGTAATGATCATTTGATTGGAACTAAACGACCACCAGAATTTGCAGAGAAGATTAAGAAAGCATTGACTGGATATAAACATACCGATGAATCACGAAAGAATATGTCCGATGGAAAAAGGAAGAAATAATATGAATTTTGGAAGTTTAATAAGAATACAAAAGAAAATTGCTGACTTTATTGCAACCAGCACTATAACAGAGAAGAAAATACTCGGATTAATTCTGTTAATTCTTATGGGTAGTACGTCATTAATTTTTTATTATGTGGGAATCTTCACATTTACAGTTATTCATGTTATAATTTGCCTAATTGGATATGCTATATCGATTCTTACATCATATGGACTAGCATTTTTGGTTAAATGGTGTAATATAACAATTTTCCAGCCTAGATTAAATCATGCATTGAATCTTAGTGTAGCTGCCGAAGATAAAGAGAAAGAAGAAAAAGAAAGAACATCATTTCGAAAATTAATACCAACACTTCCGGAAAAATCGTTAAACAAGATACGGTCTGCTCAGAATCTCGGTCATTTCTTCTCTACAAAGGGTGAATTGGTATCTTTACAGGAATATGGAATTGCTGGCCCGAGCCAGCAATTCGGAATGAGACAAGACCTCGAAACTGCATTTATTCATCCTATTTTGGCTGACGACGAATTTATAAGATTAGTCAGCACTACGATTAATCATAAAAATAAAAATACTACAATTTACATGTGAGTCATAGAAGATAATGCCAACAACGACACTACAAATATTAGACGAGGTGAATATAAAATTCACTGATCTTTCTCCGGAATGCAGAAGAAAGATGGTTACATCTCTCGAATTTTATGTCCCCGGCGCTCAGTATCTGCCTGCCGTAAGATTAGGTCGGTGGAATGGTAAAATGAGTTATTGCACAATGGGCGGCAGTTCATATGTCAACTTATTAGACAGACTTCTACCAATTGTCCAGCAGCACGGATATGAAGTTGAGATCGACGACCAGCGTATCCCCGGTGAGAACTTCGAGTTCGAATTAGTTAAGGAAGATAGCTATAGTCACATCTGTTGGCCAAAAGGCCATCCATATGCCGGTGATCCTATTTTAATTAAGGAACATCAATTAGAAGTAATCAATTCGTATCTTGAGAACATTACAGGCATTAACATTGCCCCAACAGGCTCGGGAAAGACCCTAATTACGGCGATTCTTAGCCATAAGGTTCAACCTTATGGTCGCAGCATAGTAATTGTGCCAACTAAGGACTTAGTCACGCAAACCGAAGAAGATTATATTAACATGGGATTAGATGTGGGAGTATTCTTTGGTGATAGGAAAGAGTATCTAAAGACCCACACAATATGCACATGGCAAAGTCTAGAAAGCCTAGCAAAGAAATCAAAAGAACAAGATTTAGAGATAGATATAAATGCTTTCTTCGAGGGAGTGGTCTGCGTTATCGTCGACGAAGTACACAAGGCGAAAGCAGATGTATTGAGACGTTTATTATCGACCTATTTGTGCAACGCCCCAATTAGATGGGGATTGACAGGTACAATGCCTGAGGAAGAGGCAGATAAGGTTGGCGTGGTTGCATGTATTGGCCCACTGCTAGGTAAGATTAATACAAAGGAATTGCAGGATCTTGGTATACTTGCACAGTTGCATGTAAACATTTGGCAAATGCAAGACCTAGGTGAGGCAGCATTTACCAATTATCAGGCGGAACTAAAGTGGCTGACAACAAGCCAACCTAGGTTAAAATTCCTTGCAGGAGAGATCGCTGCGATGGCGGAGACAGGCAATACACTTATACTGGTTGATCGTGTTCAGACTGGAGAAATGTTACAATCACTTATACCAGATTCGATATTCGTTTCGGGTAAAATGAAGTCGAAAGATCGTAAGGCGGAATACAAAGAGGTCCAGGAGGTTGACGGGAAGATTATTATAGCTACATATGGTGTAGCATCAACAGGCATTAATATTGTTCGTATTTTTAACCTTGTCTTATTTGAAGCTGGAAAAAGCTTCGTCAGAGTAATTCAGAGTATCGGTAGAGGTATTAGGGTTGCACCCGATAAGGACTTTGTGAATGTATATGATGTATGCTCGAATTGCAAATTCTCTAAACGGCACCTGACAAAGAGGAAGAAGTTCTATACTGAGGCCGAGTACCCATTTAGTATTAAGAAAGTAAATTACTGATGATAGTTAACACGAATATTTCATATGGTCATGCTTCGTTACTTGAAATATTCTTCAAGGCAAATGAGTTGGATGTTACCATACAGGATATGACAGCATATCCGTATGGTAAGATAATTTTGGAGTATGAAAATAATTCAGATACGGCATATAGTATTACATTTATGTCGATTAGACATCTTGGGTTGGAGAATATGTTAGCTGATTATCTTATACGTTGCGAAATACCGTCGTATGCGATTAACACAGGATCGTCAACGCCAAAGCGAGACATGAAAGAGCTCGATAAAAAGTGGGAAGAACACAGGAAATTAATAGGATTAGCAAGATGAATATATTAACAAATGATAATCGAGCATATAATCTCGATAAGATTCCGAATGAAATCGAGGATATTAGATATTGTGTATTAGATTATTCAGACCCGAAAAATCCAGATTACTTCTTTATACCACTTATCTTTCTAGAGAGTTTTTATGCGCCAGCAGTTGTATTGCAGATCGGAAAATTTACTGTGCAAATGCCATTAGATTGGTCGATACTCGTCTGCGATTCCGACTACAGCGATCTAGAATTAATGCCCTTGACGAGTCTTAATGATCGTGGGTTTCACACCATGGTTTATAATCCGTTGAGACATATGGTCCCAAGACCCCAGGAAGTAACAATTACCAACGTGTATGCTGAAGTAAAATGGTATTTTCCAAAGCTGAAGAACGGTAACATCTTAGTGGTACCTGTAGAAGATACCCCATTTCCTAATTGTGTCTTATTTGTTAAAGAAATAAGTAAATTGCCGGATGTTATAGATATTGGAGCGCTCTTTGAGTAATGAAATAGATGACTGGTTGGGCGGATTCTTTGAGATGAATCCCGATGCTGCGCCGATTGAGGAAGCAGTTAAGACCAAAGCGTATAAGAATGACCTATTTGGCGATATTCTTCCGGCGCTTGACCGCCGCGACATAAAGTATTATAGTAAGCTCAATGACGAACAAAAGAAGGATGTCTCTATCTGGCCGCTGACCCGGTGGATGAGTTCTACAGCAAACGGTTCGGCCGACCAGTTATATACTGTAAATGAAGTAGTGAATAAGGATTCAAACATATTTGGGTCTAAAAAATCTGAGAATGCATTAGAAACCAACAAGCATAAAGAACTTCAGTGGATGTTATTGGCTATTTCGGGATCAGG